TACATACTATTTTTTAGCTTTTCATACTCCTTTTTGTTTATTTCTTGATAAGGTGCTTGTGCATATGTATGATCGCTATGGGGTAGAAAACTAATTCCTGATATATCATCAAAGTTTTTGTAGACCCATGCACCTACTTCCATCCACTCTTCTTCTTTTACAGAGATTGTTACAGATGGTTTGTGTTCACACCAATACTCTTGAAATGTTTGCCATAAGTTTAGTTGGTCTATAGCTGACATTTCATTTCTTGTTGTTGCACCTTCAGGTGCTTTCATAGGAAAACTAAACACTGTTGTGCTATCAGGCTTCATAACATCAGGTTCATTTGGTATACCACTCTCTTTCATAAACTGTGTTAGTGGGTCTTTGTTGTCACCACGTACAGTACGAATATAATACTCGCTATGTCTAGTATGTATGCCACTTGCACTATCGACAAGCTGAGAAACCGTACCACTTGGTTTAACACAAGTGATTGCAGTTGACTGAGGTATGCCAAGCATATCTGAATACTTTTTATTTGTTTCAATTGCTTTCTCCTTTAACTTTGTAAGAATACTACCAACTCTTGATCCATCAAATACTTGTTGACCATCTTCAAGAAACATAGTGTTATAATCATTAAACAATTGATTGTCCATGATACCTGTAAGAGATACACCAAGTAGTCTTTCTTCTTCTGTATTATCTTTCCATATCTTACGTAGATATTTAAAATCTGTAAGTGTAGCTTGAAACGTGCCTAAGATTGTAGCCATCTCTACTTTTTCTAATAGAGTCTTTTCTGTATCTTCTGCTCTTATAACTACTTCAGATAAATTACAGAACTGATAAGGTCTTAATATAATCTCACTACAAGGATTACAACCAAAAGCATAATCAGTTTTACGTCTACCATTTCTACCTGCTTGTTGAACAGCAGACTTACGATTAAATATACCACGCTCTCCTGATTTACTTTCAACAAGTGCCAACCATTCACGCATGTATGTCTCCATACTAATCTTACCTTTGTATGCTACACTGTTATTAGCCAATGCTCTTTGTCCTTCATTCTCCCACCATTGACCTGACTTTGCGTGTCTCATTTGATCATCACCTAAGTTAGATAAACTGATAAGAGCAGAACGTCTAACACCACCAACAACTACAACTTCACCTATCTTACACATAAGATCGTGACACTCTATTGGATAGAGTCTTCTACCTGCTGCATTCTTAAACATGTTAATACAGAATCTGTATAAGTCTACAAGTGGTTCAGGACCTGATGCTCTACCACCAAATGTTTTAAGTCTTGCACCTGCAGGTCTTACATCTTCAACATCAAATATAGGAACTTGTCCTACATATAACATAGCAATAAGTTCACGTAGTGCTTTTGCCCAACCTGAACGTGAGTCACCTACTTTAATAACTGTAGTGCTATCTTCAAAGTGTTCATTAACAACAGGTAGTTTATCTACATTCTCTCGTTCTACAGAGAATCCTACACCTGTACCACACATAAGAATATACATACATTCATCAAAAGCACGAGGACTATCAACAGGTAAATAAGAACAGTTGTAACCTGCTACATGACATTTATCAAGTGCTTTACCTGCAGTCATCAATGCTCTCATACTTGGCATTACATTTAAATTAGTAATGTGATGAAACAATCTATCTTGTAATTCATAATAGACTTTTTCATCAAAGTCATAGTTTTTAACAAGATGATCTTGCATATTTGTTAAGTATCTATCTACTGTTTCTGACCATTCTTCTCTTCTACTTTCTTCAGGTATCCAACGTGCATATCTTGAAAGTGCTATAAAATTTTGATAGTCAGTAGGTAACTGATTTGCTATGTTTGATTTCATTTATGTATCTCCTCGCTTGTTATTCTAAAATTTCTTACTTCAGCACCTTCTAAATCGTAAAATGCTTCTCTTACAAAATCTTCTATTTCATCGTTTACTTTTCCATCGGCAGGTACAATATACTCTTCTGTATCTATATCCAATGTAATCATCATTTTAACTCGTATTGTCATTTCTTATCTCTATTAGTTTAGATAGATACCATTGTGCTTTTTTCAAGTCCTCTACTCCATTTTTATAATCATATCTCCAAAGATACTTTAATATATTACCTTGTAGATATGCTTCAAAACCTTTACCTGTACAGGCTTTTATAGCATCTATGCATTCAATACCATATTGATTATAATGTGGTGGATGATTTACCATGTCAGATTGTATTGTCTCACCTTTTTCAAACTCTATTATTTCTTTTATACTTGCTGCCATTATGCATTCCCCTTTGTTTTAAAATTAAAGTGTATTACATTACCTTCATGTTTTATATGTTCTTCAGGTTCTTTTATAAAATCTTCTAACTTATCAGCATACTCTGCATTCTTTTCCATAAAAGCAACAGAACTTGCAACAAGTTGGCTTAAATGTAATAGGTCTCTTTTACATTCTACAGGCATTGGATTATCTTTTGAAGATATAATATTTACCTGTAGTCCACCTAGCCAAGCATTATTTTCATCAAGATCAGGTAAAAGTTCTATGTAAAAAGCTGCAGGGTTTTTATCTGTAATATTTATTGTCATAATTAACTCCTTAATTTTTTTCCTAAAAACTTTATGAATTTAGGATGGTTGTTTTTTCCTTTTTCTTTTAGCCAATCTTCAGGTATGATACGAGTGTTATATCTAAACCCATGCTTTATACACCACTGTGCATAAGTTGACTTTGCATTCTTATATAGTTTTCTATTACTGTTTTCAAAAACAAATCTTATATCTAAGTTAGGATGTTGCTTCTTTACACATACATGTTTTCTTCTGTCAGCAGTAGTAAACATACCTTTTGTTTCTATTATAATACCATTATCAAGTACAAAGTCAGGGGTATAGGTGCGATAAGCAAGGTCTTCCCATTCTATTTTTACTTTTTCATATAGAAAAGTTACAGAATTATCTTTTAAATATTCAGCAACCTTGTCTTCTAAACCACTCCTATACCCATTTTTACGTGCTATTTGGGTAGCACTATATGCTGACATCTATAACCAATAACGTACAGTAGAACCATAGTCATAGCCAAGTGCTTTCATTTCTTCACGCACTAACTTTTCAGCTTCTTTACGCTGTTCAATAGCATGACGTAAACCTTCTGATCTACGCTCACGATATTCTTTTTTAAGTTCAAAGAGTTCTTTCTCTTTTTCTTTAATCATCTCTGCCATTTCATCTATTTTTAAATCTGTCATTATTTATCTCTCCATATTTTCTTTGCTTCTTTTTTTAGTTTATCACTCCAAGTCCATGAATCAAAGTTTGGATAAACTAGTGAAGCTAACTCATGTCTATCATCACTAATAGACAAAAACTTCTGTATACCAAAGGCTACCTTTTTAAGTTGTTTTTTGTATACAGATAAATCTTTAAGTGTAAACTTTTTATAGTCTTTTGGTGTAGCAAAGAATAAGTCTACACTATTATCAGGATATGCCATAGAGTAGAATGCCATCTGTCTTTTCTGTGCTTCAGTAGGTTTATAAGGCATTCTTGCAGATGTTTTTAAATCTACAATTTTATCTTTAAACCTAAAGTCAATATAGCCAATGACAGGTATAGGCATATCATCAAACTGTACTTCAACTTTTTCTTGATAGTCTTCTAGGTTTTTATACTTAAAGTTTTTATCAAGAATTTCACCAAAGTTTTTTAATGTGTTTCTTTCTTTCTCTACTTTAACATCTCCTAAATCAATATTAGATTCTGTACATTTAGTCATAAACTGCATCTCTAATAAATTAAAATCAAACTTACCTGTTTCATATTTATTGGCTAACACAGACTCTTGCACAATACCTCTAATTGCTGCTGCACCACTGTCTGATTTAATACCAAACAGATACCTAGCTACCCACATAGGCATATCGCTTATGTAGGTATTCATACTGCTAGGCGATAGGTAGTTAATATTATGTACTTGAAAAGGATTATTTTTTAGCATCATCTTCCAATTCTACGTCAACAAAGTTATCAACAGTTTCTGCATCTTCTTCTGATACTTCACTCTGTCTCTCTTGAACTATGTTATCCCACGCTGTACATACACCATCATTATAGTTTTTAATCCAATCAAGAAAGTTAGAAAATGTTTTATGATCTTCTTCACCTATACCTATAGTTTTTGATAGGTCAACATGTGCAACAGGTGTATAGAAACTAGAACCATTTTGCATTGGATTTTCTTTACTTTCTTTTAATACCATATAATGATTTAATGGTAACTTTTCTTTCTTGGCATAGATATTAAATTGATCACCTATAGTTTTATAGGCTTCTCTATTATCTACTTCCCATATGAAAGGTACTTCATCAAGAACAACTTCTCTGCCATACATGTCTGTAGGATCATCTAATTTAATTGTTCCAAAAACGACACGTACACGTTTGGTCTGTTTTATAAGGTCTTGCATGTGAACAGGAAGTGCTTTAAAATCTTTTATATATCCTGCAGGTTTACCACAATTAAAATTACCTTTATTATCTTTTAAATCTGTATTTAAATTATCAGACATAATTGTTTTATGAAATGTACCTTTAGGGTCTCCTTCTTTTACATTGCTAAAAGACTCATATCTTTTTAACATATATCTCTGCATAAAAGGTCTTACTGTAGCTGTCTTTGCATAGTAATATGTAGATGTATCATCATCTACTAACTCTAGTCTATACACACCACCTTCTACAACTTCTACTTTCTTTAGTTTGTTGCCAACCTTCTCTTCACCCATGATAGGTGAATGCCATATTCTTAATCTATTTAAATTATTAGATGTCTTTGTGCCTACAGTAGCACCTGCTATGCCCATAGCCTTTGCCATGACTGCATAATTGTCTGTATTTATAGTTACTAAATCACTCATAGTGTCTCCTTTTTAGTTTAGTCTAGACGTTATATCACATTACGTCTTGCATGTCAAGCCAATTCTTACCTATTTTTGCTTCTAATAATAATGGAACATTTAAATCTATATTAAAATGCTCATTAATAGTGCTTGTCATATCATTGTTAGTATATTTTATTATACTCTTTACTACCTCTACTTCATCAGGGTGTACATCAATTACAATAGAATCATGTACAGTATTTACTACACAAGACTTGTATCCATTTAATCTTCTATCTATATCCATCAATATTAATGGAACTATGTCTGCAGTAGCAAAAGATTGCACAGGATAATTTTTAATCTGTGTAAAGTGTGTTATACCACCATTTGTTCTTCTAGATACATCAGGAAATGCAAACTCTCTACCTGAAGGTGTCTTTATCTTAAAATGTGTTACAGCTTCTTTAGCCAATCTGGAATGCCATAGTGCGATTCCTTTGTACTTTTTTGTAAACTGCTCGTAGTAGGTTGCTTCTGCAGGTGATCTTCCAAACCCTGTTGCACCGAAGAGTGGTGCGAAGGTATGTGCTTTCGCTTCTTGCCTACTAATCTTTTGACCAGCATTAGAAATAACTTTTTGAGTGTAACTATGTACGTCAAAACCATTTTCAATCTCCTTCATTGCTGTTTCATCTTGTGACAAATATGCAGCAGTCCTAAACTCTAACTGTGCAAAGTCTGCTTCAAGTATCATACCACCTTCCCATCTAGATATAAATACTTTCTTTACAGGAAATGTACCACCTCTAGGCATATTCTGCATGTTAGGCTCTGCTCCACTAAATCTGCCTGTGGCTGTTCTATGTTGTAATAATCTAACATGTAATTTTCCATCATCTTTAATGTAAGTATTAATACCTTCAACAAAAGATGATAGGTATGTATCAAGTGCAGATAGTCTTTGTAAATCATTTAGAAAGTTATATGCTTCATCAGATTTATTTCTTTTTGCAACTCTCTGTAATATACCTAGCATATTTTTATTAACACTAAATCCATTTGCACTTACCCACTTTGCTGAAGGTGCTTTAAATTTTAACCCTGCTACCTTATTAGTAGGTGTAAACAAATATCCTGAACCATCACAATTAGGACATTTAGTATCATTCTTATATGGTGTACCATCTTTCTTTATCTTCTTTATAAAACCTGAACCATAACATTTCATACACTTTGTTGCTAT